TACGCGACGGCCTAAAAGCCAACCTTGACAGAATCGGCAGCCTTCGAGTTTATGACACTGTCCCGGACGTTATTACCACTCCCTGCGCCATCGTTGGCCAGCTCGACTTTACTTTCGACATCAACAACTCGAGAGGCTTAGACCAAGCCAACCTCGACGTGTTTGTTATCGTTCAGCGTTTTTCAGAGCGCACTGGACAAGACAAACTCGACCAGTACCTAGCTGGTTCGGGCACGATGTCGATAAAGGCAGCAATAGAAGCAGACCGCACTTTGGACGGCGCTTGCGACACACTCCGAGTCACCTCGGCAGAGTCGGGCACTTACCAGATGGGCGATGTTGACTACCTTTCTTACCGATACCGACTCACCGTTTGGGGCCAAGGAGACTAATGAACCACACGATACTAACAGACGCCTTCGATTTTGAAGGCAAGAAAAAGGGTGACACAGTCACCAAAAAAGAGTTGCAAGACGCTGGACTCAATATCGAGGCTCTAGTAGCCGCTGGGCACCTGTCGGGCAATACAACAGCTAAGACCGTCGAATCAGAAGGAGCCAAAGACTAATGGCAGCCCTAGTCCTTACGAACGCTTATGTCAGCATCAACGGTGTGAACCTAAGCGACCACATCACCAGCATCACACTAAACACCACCGAGGACGTTATTGATACGACGGCTTTCGGGAACACAGCACGCACCCGCGTTGCTGGCTTGCTTGACAACTCGGTAGTAATCGAGTTCCAACAAGACTACGCGACTTCTAACGTTGAAGCAACCATCTATCCGCTGGTCGGTTCAACCACTGCTCTCATCGTCAACCCAAACAGCTCGACCACAAGCGCTACAAACCCGCGCTATTCTTTCACTGCGTTGGTTTCTGAGTGGCAACCACTCAACGGCGCTGTCGGTGAGCTCGCCACCGCATCGGTTACTTGGCCGATTTCGGGCACTATCACAAAGGCAACCTCGTAATGGCACGCATTGTACTCACTAACGTTGCCGTCACTTTCGGCACGACCGATATCTCCAGCTACGTCACTTCGGTTACTCTCAACACGACCTACGAAGTCGTTGAGACAACCGCATTCGGCAACACAGCTCGCACTCGCGTTGCTGGCCTTGCTGACAACAACATCACACTTGAGTTCAACCAAGACTACGCGGCAGGCGCCCTCGAAGCGACTGTCTATCCGACACTCGGCACAGCAGTCTCGATGACTGTGCGTCCAGTGGCGGCAACATCACCTGCCTACACCTTCAGTGCCTTGGTGTCCGAATGGACTCCACTCAACGGCGCTGTTGGCGAGTTGGCAACTGCATCAGTAACGTGGCCGATCTCCGGCACAGTAACTAAGTCCTAACTCAATAAGGGGGAAACATGGACGGCTTAGCAATAAAAGTCAAGCAAGTCAACGCTGACGAAGTCACTTACAAACTGACACCTCGCATCATCGTTGCTTTTGAGCAACAGTTCGGCAAAGGAATGCCTAAACTGCTCGCTGAGGAGCAAAAAATCGAGCACGTGTTTTGGCTTGCTTGGAAAGCCCTGCAGACTAACGGCGTCATCGTCAAGCCGTGGGGGCCTGACTTTTTGGACACGCTCGAAAGAGCAGAGCTGGACTCTGACAGTTCTTTCGAATCCACCGAGACAGCCTAACTTATACGGTCGCTGCTATCTCGGTGGAAACTGGCATATCACCAGTGGCGCTTCTTGATGCTCCACCCGGCATTCTTGAAGCGATAGTCGCCTACCTAAAGGAACGAGCTAAGAAACAGAATGGCTGAACAAACCGAAGTCATCATCTTGACAGGTATCAAGGAAACACTCGATGCTCTAAAGATGTTCGACAAGGACGCAGTCAAGCGTTTCAATAAGGTGATAAACACTGAGCTCGCTGGCGCAGAACGCGACGCGAAAGACATCATCTCAGCAGTCGGCAACAGTCCGATGAGCGGGTGGCGCACATCAGATCCCGCAAGGCCGAGACCCGGCACTCGTGGTGGTGCTGGCTGGCCCGGTTGGAACACTGGTGTGATTCAAGCCGGCATTCGCAAGACCAAAGCGGAAGGCCGCGCTCGCAAGGGCAACTACACGACCTCTGCTGGCGCGTTGCTCAACAAGTCTGCTGCTGGCGCTATCTTTGAAGTCGCCGGTCGCAAGACAAAAGCAACAGTCGCACGCACTGGCTCTGCCCAGTTTTTGCGTACTTTGGGCAACAGGTTTGGGAGAGCATCTCGCGTCGTGTGGCGGGTTGTTGATAAAGACCGCAAAAAGATCGAGGCTAACGTAGCCAAGGCGCTAGATGAAGCCAAGGCTGAGTTGCAGAAACACTTGAATAGAGAGCGAGCTTAGGCATGGCAGTTGGCGCTATTGTTGCTCGGATACTCACACAGTATTCCGACAAAGGCACGAAAGCCGCCGTCAAAGACATCTCCAAGATGGAGAAGAGCTTTGGCAAGTTCGCAAACAAGGCCCTAAAAGCATTCGGGCTTGCTGCGGCTGCTGCCGGTGCTTTTGCTGTCAAAATAGGCAAAGATGCTGTACAGGCAGCGATGGAAGACCAAAAGTCGCAAGCGCTACTTGCTAACTCACTGCGTAACACTGTCGGTGCCACTGACGCCGCCATAGCAGCGACAGAAGAGTACATCACCAAACTTCAGATGACTCTCGGCGTTGCGGACGACAAGCTCCGTCCAGCTCTTGGTAGACTTGCAGCAGTCACTGGCAACATCACCAGCGCTCAGGGGTTGCTCGGCGTTGCGCTTGATATCTCTGCCGCCAAAGGCATCGACCTAGAAACCGCTGCGTCATTGTTAGCCAAAGCCTACGGTGGTAACATCGGCGCACTCAAAAAACTATTCCCGCAGATCTCCGCTGCCACAGTCAAATCCAAAGACTTCGCTGGTGCGCTTAGAGAGATCTCCAAAGAGACCAAAGGCGCTGCCGCCGCTGCTGCCAATACTTTTGCAGGACAAATGGAACGCATTCGTCTCGCGTTCGGCGAAGCTTCGGAAACGCTGGGCTACAAGCTGTTGCCGATGGTGCAAGCGTTTGCGGACCTTATTATTCAAAAGGCGATTCCGGCTATACAGAAGTTCGTTGACGAAAACGGCGACAAAATCGCTGGGGCTTTCCAAAAGAGCATCGGCTACGGTATAGCGTTTGCCAAGTTGATGTTTGACGTTTTCTCGTTTGTGGCCCGCAACATCAAAGTCTTTGCGTCCCTCGGCGCTGTCATCATCGCTGCCCTTTTTGGCGCCAAAGTGGCTGCCGCTGTTGCGGGGTTCGTCAAAGGCATCCAAGCAATCATCAAAGTGATGAAAGCGTTGCGTACGGTCTCCTTAGCTTCTGCTGCTGCAACAGCGCTCGCTACCGGCGGTGTCTCTGCCGCGACTGGTGCCGCTGCGTTTACTGCCGCTTTGGTTGCTATGGGCATCGCTACTAAGAAGTTCAATGATGACTCGGACAAAGCCACTGACGGCCTTGCGAAGTTCAAGCTCAACACCAAAGGCATCAATGCCACTGTCAAGGATTATACCAAAGGCATCGAGGGTCTGACCGGCGCTACCAGCGGGTTGACATCTGCTCAAAAAGAAGACCTCAAAGTGCAAGAGATGCTTGACAAGTTGCGCAACAAATACAAACTCTCCAGTAAAGACCTCGGGGCTCAGAGCGCAGTCACACTAGAGGCGATTCGCCGCAACCAAGTCAAGCAAGCCAAACTCGGTCTGTCCGCGCCCTCTATTTCACTTCTCGCATCTGCCGGCCACGGCAACATCGCAAAAACCACCAACATGAACGGCGGCAACGTCACCGTCAACGTCGCGGGTTCAGTCATAACGCAGGGGGATCTCATCACGGCTATCAACAACGGTCTTGAAAACTACTACCGCCGCCGCACTGGTGGCAGCGGGTTCTTGGCTATCTAATGGTCGCCGGAATCCCAACGCTGACCGTCAGCTTCGGCACAAGCGGCAGTTTCACGCAGGTCAGTTCAGACCTTATCTTGTCTGTGTCTATTCGGCGTGGCCGCGAGCAACAAAACCTTTTTTTGGACTCGGGCACGGCCTACGTCATTCTCAACAACCAGTCCGGGGCTTTCGACCCGAGCAACACCAGCTCGCCGTGGTATAACGTCTTGACCGCGGGAATGCAGGTGCAAATAGCCGGTAACAGCGTCGTGCTTTATACTGGCTACCTTGAGGATAACGCAGTTGACCAAGGCATCTATCCGACAGTTTCCCTGACTTTCGTGGACGGTGTGGCTTCATTCGGCAAAACGATGGTGCCAGCGCTGGCTACTTCTCAATACCAAGAAAATGCCGCGGCTCGTGCTGCTCGCATCCTTGACCTTTTGGGCTGGTCTGCCACAGCCCGCAGCTTGACTGGCACGGTCGAGATGTTGCCAACCACTCTTGGCCTTGCTGGCATGGACCTACTCGAGCAGTGTGCCAACGTTATCGGTGGCCGCTTTTATGTCAGTCGCACTGGCGTGGCCACACTCGTACCACTCGCCAATAAGTTCAGTCGTCCGACTCAGCTTCTGTTTTCAGACCAAGGCGATGCTAACAGCGTCTTGTATGACGGCGTGACCACCAACCCCGGTACCGACTACGTGTACAACGAGGCTGTTATATTCCGCGGTCCGGGTGAGCAGCAGATCTCGGCCAAATACACACCGAGCGTTAGCACCTACGGCCTAAAAAGTAAAAAAGTGGATGCGCCCACCAACACCACAACCGCCGCCACCAACCTCGCTTATTACGTCGCACGAAAAGACGCAGACGCGGCCACTTTGGTTGAGCAAATCGACTTCAGCGCTATCAACATTGGCGCCCTTGCTACGGACTTTCTATCAACCGAGTTATTTGACATGGTCACTGTCAAACGTCAGACCTATGACGGTCGCTTTTTGACTTACAACTGCGTGGTCGAAGGCATCGCGATGACGATAGACTCCAACAACTGGCGTGTTTCTTACTTTACCTCACTCGTTGACCCTTACACGATAACTATTTAGGGGACCCATGCCACTTTGTCCGCAAATCTCGATCACACCAGTCACCGTCACAAGCTCCAATATGACAGTGACCTCGGTAGTGGCCGGCAACGTTTCGCCCACTTACGAGCAGCTGTCAGTTGTTGACACAGACGCGCAACAGGCACTTGCCGATGCAGCGGCCGCGTTAGCCGCGGCTCAAGCGGCGCAAACAGATGCTACCGAAGCTCTCTCTGACGCGGCAGCAGCACAAGCAGATGCGACCGCAGCAATAGCAGACGCAACAGCAGCTCAGAGTGCGGCAGCAGCGGCACAAGCTACGGCCAGTAGCGCATTCAGCACTGCTGTCACCGCGAACACTACCGCCAACACCGCACAAGCAACCGCCAACGGCAAAAACAAAGTCACTTATTCCACATCTACGCCCGGCAGCACAGCAAACACCGCTGGCGACATCTGGTTTCAGTACGGCACCAGTGGTCCAAACGCTGGCCGCATCATCGCGCAATACACCGGCAACGGCGGCACGAGCTGGACTCAGACCACCGTTTCGG